ACATTGTTGGAGACCTACGTATATAAACAATAGCATAAACGCATATCAAAATTATTTTTATAATTCTACCACAAGAACAGAGTTTATTACAAATCGCACAGCACAAGAACATTTGGCCTATCAACACATAGTAGATTTGTATATATTGGGTACAGAAATTGGTATAATTTTATCTACGGACTCCCTAGATACTGTTGCTGGAATGATTTATGTCTCGTGGACGTTGGGCACAGGTTCAGTGCCTAGTCCTACTAATCCAAATGGAACCGGAGCATGGGCCTGGCGCTATCGAAATGTTGGTAACGGAACAAACAGCTACAACAGCGGTCGTTATGCCGTGCTATCATTAGGTATATAAATATTACTATGACTACATACAGAGGTTTCAGCACACTGGTAAGCAAGAAAAAATACAGTCTCACAGACTATGCCTTGGCACGACAAGATCTACTTAATTATTTTCAATTACGTCGTGGACAAAAGCTCATGCAACCCAATTTTGGCACTATTATCTGGGATCAACTGTTTGAACCGCTAAATGAAACCACACAAGAGATTATCACGGCCGATATACGAAAAATTGTCAGCTACGACCCTAGATTACGTGTAAATGGTGTTACTATTACCGAACAAGACAGTGGACTACAGATACAGATAAGCCTAAGCTATATTCCATCGGATCAAACTGAATTAATTTCAATGAATTTCGATAAAAATTCCGCAACTCTAACTACAAATTAACTACGCATATTATTTAACCGATAAATATTGAATATAGGTAAAATAATATGGCACAAACAACTCGTCAAACAAATCTGCTAGTACAACAAGATTGGACCAAGGTCTATCAAAGTTTTACTAATGCTGATTTCACCAGTTACGATTTTGAAACACTTCGTAACTCAATGATAAACTATCTTAAAAATTACTATCCAGAAACCTTCAACGATTTCTTAGAAAGTTCAGAATATCTGGCCTTGATAGACATGATTGCTTTTTTAGGGCAAAGTTTAAGTTTTCGTACAGACCTTAACGCACGTGAAAATTTCATTGATACAGCACAGCGTAGAGACAGCATATTAAAACTAGCTCGCATGCTCAGCTATAATCCTACTAGAACAACCAGTGCCACTGGATTGTTAAAGATTGACAGCGTGAGCACAACAGAAAGTATCACAGACAGCAGTGGAATAAATCTATCTAACTATACTGTGCACTGGAATGATATAACTAACAGTAATTGGTTAGAACAATTTACCACTGTTATTAATGCCTCACTGGTAACTAGCCAGGCTATAGGTAAACCTGGTAACAGCCAGATTATTAATGGAATACAGACAGACGAATACACTATTGCTCTTGACCCAAACACACTACCGGTAGCTGGATTTAATATTGCTATACAAAATGTGCAGACCAGATTTGAAGCGGTCAGTGCTACCACCTTAGGCAAGCCTTACATTTATGAGTCTGATCCGACCAACCTAGGCCGATTTAATATTTTATATCAAAATGACAGTAACGGAAATGGGTCAAATAATACTGGATTCTTTTTATACTTTAAACAAGGTAGTCTGCAGGCCAGCAATTTTAATATACAAAATGCCATACCCAATAACTATGTGCCAATCAACACAAACAATATCAACAACACAGATGCTTGGCTTTACAGTCTAAATGCCAATAACAGCGTACAGACCTTATGGCAAGCAGTTCCAGCATTACCTGGTATCAATATCATCTACAATCAATTAACTAATAAAAACCTTTATCAGATTAACACAAGAACCAATGATCAAATCAATTTGATATTTGGTGACGGAGCATTTGCCAATATACCACACGGTAGTTATAGGTTTTATTATAGAACTACCAATGGATTGAGTTATTCTGTGACTCCAGACGACCTGGCTTCTGTGACAGTGGCTATCAGTTATGTCAGTATCAAAGGTACACTGGAAACTTTGACTTTTACCGCTAGTTTGAAATATACAGTAACTAACGCCACAGCCAGTCAGAGTCTGACCAGTATTAAAACCTATGCTCCTCAACAGTATTATACACAAAATCGCATGATCACCGGAGAAGATTACAATATCTTTCCACTTACACAATATACCAGTATACAAAAAATAAAAGCCATCAATCGTACCAGTTCTGGAGTCAGCCTTTATCTAGACACTCTGGATCCAACTGGTAGTTTTAGTACCACAAATATCTTCTGTGATGATGGAAACTTACGAGTCACTGGTAATGGTATCACTAGCTATGATGGTGTTGCCAGTGTTCCTTATTCTACTACCAATGATGTTTACACAGCCATCTATGATAAAATAATTCCAGAGGTTAGCAGTACAGGAATGAGTAACTATTATTATGCTCACGTGACCAGATATACTCCGCCACAGACCACTATTAAATACTTCAACACAGATAACACACTAAAATATAACGGCACCATACAGTCGCTAGCAGCTGCTGGATCTGGCAATTTACAATATGTAGATGTTGGCTCATCAATCAAATTTACCAATCCAGATTCTACTATTACCTACGCCACAGTTACTCGAGTTGACAGCAATGCCACAGTGTATTTTGGCGGAACAGTGGCCAATGCCGCAGTGGTCAGTACAATTATTCCTCCATTTAAAAACGACTTTGATACCGGTCTAATTTCCACTATTAGCTCACAAATACAGGCAAAAGTTAATTTTGGGTTAACCTACGATCCTACTGTACAGCTCAGTTCAGGTCGTCGTGGTTCTTGGACCAATATCACACCGACTAATTTGTCATCGGCATTGTCTTCTCTCAATCCTTTGGCCTGTCTCATGCATTTTACCTACACAGGCGGAATCTATTCTATTAACTATCGCAAACAAAATTATGTATTTGCCAGCGGCGGAGAAACAAAATTTTATTATGATCCTACCACTAAGGTGTATGATAGTGCTACAGGAGAAAATGTTCAGGACAGTATTAAGGTATTAAAATTAAACAGCTTGTCTAGAGATGTAGTTTGGGAAATTTACAATTCAAACATTGATACTAATGGATATATAGATAACAGTCAGGTTTTAGTACGGTCAAGTCAAAAACAATTTTTAGGAGTCCCTGACTATCCCAACATTTACTCAGAAGTTGCTGGAACGCAGAGCTATAGAAATGGTTTGTATTTCCAGTACAAACACAACAGCCCGTCAAGAAATCGTATTGACCCTACACCAGTTAATATAATTGACCTGTACATTTTAACTGCCGACTACGCTACTCAATACATAAACTGGTTACAAGATCTAACAGGAACTTTCGCAGAACCCACAGCACCAACTAGCAGTAGTCTAGAAGTTTCTTATAGTAATATTGATAATTATAAAGCTATTAGTGATACACTGGTTTATAATCCAGCTAAATTTAAACCATTATTTGGTGCTAAAGCAGATGTTAGTTTACGTGTAAGATTCAAAGTAGTTATAAACCCTGCTGTGACTATTACAGCCAACGAAGTTAAAAGTCAGGTTATTTCTGCTATTAATGCTTACTTTAACGTATCAAATTGGGATTTTGGCGAAACATTTTATTTCAGTGAACTAGCATCATATTTACACGCAACCTTGGTTCCTAATATTGCCAGTGTGATAATTGTTCCCGAAGACCCCAATATTATTTTTGGTAATTACTTCCAGATCAATGCAGAACCATGGGAAATTATTACATCGGCTGCTACAGTTGATAACATAGACATTATTTCGGCCATAACTGCGGCTCAGTTAAATCTGAATATTCCTTTAATTTAATAGGTACACCCTAATGGCACTAATTAACACAATCAATTTATTACCAGAAGCATTTAGAAGCCAAACTAACCAACGATTCCTTGGCGCCACCTTGGACCAGCTGACAACAGATTTTGTCAACGTGCCGGTTAATGGGTACATTGGAAGAAAGTTTGCTCCTACTTATAAACTAGGTGATAATTATGTACCTGAACCAGATACACCCCGTACTAACTATCAACTTGAACCCAGTGTAGTCATTAAAGACGATAATAAGAATATCCTGTTCAATAGTTCTTATACTGATTTATTACAGGCAGTGACCAACAATAACGGACAGGCAAATAATCATCAAAGACTATTTGAATCGATTGATTATAATTTTGATGGACATTTTGACTACGATAAGTTTGTAAACTACAGTGACTATTATTGGTTACCCAACGGTCCTGCCGCAGTAGCAGTTACCACTACCAGTACACCGTACCAAGAAGATTTTATAGTAACAAGAAATCCAGGTGTTGGTGGGTATACATTTAGTGGTCGTGGTGGACATCCAAATACACAATTAACATTGGCTCGTGGTGGGTCATATACATTTACAGTTACCCAACCAGGATTTAAATTCTGGTTGCAAACACATCCAGGCACATCGGGAGTCGATGCAAACATAAACACAGTAAGTACCAGACAGGTATTTGGTGTTACCAATAACGGTACCGACTCTGGCGTAATTCAATTCAATGTTCCACTGACATCAGGACAAAATTTTTATAATCTATTAACAACACAGGCCACAGTCAGTGCTGCCGTGGATTTTAATTATACTGACATACAAAATCAACCTTTGAGCAAGTTTCTTCAAAAATTTCCAGGTGGACTAGATGGTGTTAATAACCAATTATCTGGTAGAACTTTTATTTTTATTAATAACTCGCAAGACGACATCCAATGGACCACTCCCACGGTACCGGCTGGTTATACCACACGAATTTCAATTGCTGACCAATCTGTTATAACAAGTCCTAATAGAACAAATGTTTGGCAAATATTGTTAAGATCGGAAGAGCGT